ATAATTTCTTAATTTTAATTTTTCTAAATGATTCCTAATGGTATTTACCGAAGCTGTTCTTGTCGGATAGTACTTAATGATTAATTTCCCATACTCGTTATCTTCGTAGTGCTTTAATACTTCTTCTTTCTTTTCCATTAAATCCGAAACAGGAATATCTGTAATGTTTGCATCGTATCTTTTGCCTGTCAATGTTTCGGACAATTCGAAAGTGTAATGAACAACAGTCTTTCCTCTTTTGATAGCTTCCGCTCCCATATTTACAAGCCAATGAGACTTTCCAACGCCCGTTGGTGCAACAACAACACCAAGCTCACCTCGACCCAGGCCACCGTCCAAGACGTCTTTATGATCTAAAGCGGAAATACCCGTAGGGGTTGTTATTCTTTGTATCTCTTGAAATCTTGCTTCTGTGTCTTCAAAGAATTCATGACCGATAGATTGCGGCATACCTACAGAGACAGCTCCACGCATGAGATCAACTACTTCTTCGAATTTTTCTCCTTGAACCAATTCAACAGCTTTGACCAATGCCTCCTTGAAAGCCTGTCTCTTACAAAACTGAAGTGCTTGATCCTTTACATATGGAAGATCTTCGGGATTCTGATTCATTCGCATTCTTTGCAAGAACGAAACAATTTGGTCTCTTAATAATTCGTCACCTTTTTCTTTTTTGAGATCTTCTCTCACGATCCCTATCAGGAGCTGCATCGTAGGAAAACAACGGTATTGATCGTAGTATTCAAAATATTTCTGACAAAGGTATTGAAGATACTTTAATTCGAAATATTCTGGATTCATTACTTCATGCATTTGCTGTGCCCAGTCTTTGTCTGTGGCCATTCCTTGGAATATCTTTTCTTGGAATATTTTTCCATAACTGCTAAAATTCTGCTGCACAGCCATGGCGTTGATTGCTGGTTGTCCCATATGGTCTCCTGTTATTTTATATATGCATTCATTCTCATAAATAGCCGATCAACATCTAGGCCTCGAGGCATATCAACACCTTCTCCGATCAAGTCTTTTACTAAACCGATCTTGTTTCTCTTTGGATCATATTCGTTAACACTGTATTCAAGATTCTTGACATGTTCAAATGAAAGATTGGAATTATCTAAATACATAAGTCGCCAGTTTCTCTTCGCTATTTCTGAATTTTCGATTATATTTGAAAAGATTTTCAGAGGTCTTTTCTCCGATTGTCTCTCTTTGCTCATTCTAATTATGTCGTCAACCGATATAAAATCAGAATTTCCTAGCTCTGGAAAATGATTTATTAGGGACTTGAATCCGCAGCCTTTTACACCAGAAATTGCATCAGAAGAATCGCCAATAAAACATCTGGCTGTAATAAAATTCTCAACTGATGTCCCATATCTTTCCAGAACGTATTTTTCATCCAACGTCTTTTTCGAAGCTGGAGAATATTGAAGTGTATCTGAAGATATCAATTGATGAAGATCTTGATCCATTGAAACAATTATCTTTTTGTGCTCTGGAAACTTATATCTACATATGAATCCTATTATATCATCAGCTTCACACTGATCAACATAAACTTGTTGTACCGGTAAATGTTGAAGAAGTTTTGTAAGCATTGATACTTGGTGATTGAAATTTTCTTGTGTATTTGGAATGTCTTCATAAACATCGGATCGATTTAATTTTATAGGTTTCCTGTTCAGTTTGTATTCCGGAAGTATCTGCCTTCTTCTAGCAGATCCTCCTCCTTCCCAACAGACTATTACCCTAGAAGGTTTGAACATATCAACATATTTCGACAAAGATTTAATAAATCCAATTGTGCCTCCTATGTGATAGCCATTCGATGACATCATTGGTATAACGCAATATGATCGTGCGAAGATGTTATAAGCATCAATTAGTAATATTGGATTATTTTGCATCGACAGAATCCTCATCGAGTAACATTGAGACAGCTCTTACTTCTTCATAAGACTCTGGATTTATGTCCACGGCTGAAGAACTTCCCATTAGGTTAGTATAAGCGGCTTCGAATATTTTGTCAATATATGGTTTGTATTGTTGTGATTCCCATACCTCATTAAATTCTGTCTTATAGAATTTCTTTTCGTCGATTATGTCTCCTGTCGATGCATCGCAGACAGTCAGTGACTTCCAGGCACCGGTGCCTTCGATGGACATTGCCAAACCATCGTGTTCTACAGATCCATTGTCTTTGCAATGCCTTCGAAGAACATCGAAAACCTGTTCATGTTCAAATATTCCTTTTCCGAAATGAATCTCAAAATCACAAGTTCGAAAAGGAGGAGCAACTTTGTTTTTTATTAATTTAGCAGAAACGTTGATTCCAACAATGTTTCCTTTTTTGTCCTTGATTTGTTGTCCCGCTCCCAGCTTAATTCTCACAGAAGCATGAAAAGGAATGGCTTTGCCTCCAGGTGTAGTAGTTGGATCTCCATACATGACACCAATTTTTTCTCGAATCTGGTTCAGACAGATAAAAAGAACCTTTTCGTTTGCAATAAGCCCGGTTATCTTTCTCATCCCTTTTGATATAACACGAGCATTCAGACCAATAGTCTCTTTATCATAATCTCCAAGCAATTCTGCTTTAGGAGAAGTTGCAGCAACTGAATCCCAAATGATTGTGATAGGAACATCTTTTTCCATTGCTTTTGCTTTGATGATAGTTTTTTCCGCAATGGACAAAACCTCTTCAGTGCAATGAGTATCTACATATACAAAGCGTTTCGTGATATCAACCCCCAGAAGCCCAAGGTTGTCTACAGAAGTCGCATTTTCAGTATCGATATATACGACAATACCTCCAAGTTCTTGAGTGTATTTGGCGATCTGAATGGCTATGTGTGATTTACCAATTGAAGGAGGACCGAATATCTCCACGATTCTTCCTTCTGGAAGACCTCCATTAGTTTTTCCTGCAACAATATAATCCAATTGCTTTGATCCGGTCTTAATCCATCGATTCACGTGAGTCGGAGATTCATCGACAGCTAAGTTGTATGCTATCCTTGCTCCATGGTCTTTGTTGAGTGATTTAATAAGGTCCGCTGTAAAATCGTTTTCTTTTTTCTTCGACATGATTCCTCCATATGCATAAAGATTGTAATACGTTATTGTTGTATTTACAAAAAAAGGAGTTGAAAGATTTCAACTCCTTAGATATTAGTATCGATGTTACCTTCTAGAAATCTAGATCACCTTCAAGGTCTTTGAAAGCATCATCAATGTCTTCAAAAGACTCGTTGCTTGATTTCTTTTTTGAGGCTTTTGGCTGATGTTCTTCGATATCACCGCTTGACTTATCTTGATTTTCTTCATCACCTGCCAACCAAGCATTGATAATACTTTCAAGCTGTTCGTAGGATTTTAGTTGATAAAGGTCATCAAGATCTGGAATATTTTCTTTCCATTCTTTTATCTCACTCTTTGATCCGAGTGGTGTAGATTTTGGTCTAGCTCTGACATCCGTTGTAGCGAACATCTTTCCAGGCTCTTTTACGCAGTTGACTTTAACGTCATAACCTTCATAACAATCAGTGATATCTCCATAATCTGGATCTAGCATAATATTAAGAAGAGCCTGATACACCTGTTTTCCAAAAGCCCAAAGTTTTACTCCTTCTGATTCCTCACCACGAACAATGACAGCTGCCTATGTTCGCATCTTAGGATATAGCTGTTTCGCCATTTCGTAAGATTCTTTGGTTCCTTCTGCCTTGAGTTTTTGAATCAACTCTTGAACAGGATCAGGCTTGCCAAATTGGTGAGGAGAAAGAAGGCCAGGGTTGTTTCCGATGTTGTAATAAAACCAGCGTTCCTTAAAAGGGTTTCCTTCGTTGTCAGCAAATCCTAGGATTCGGACAACACTGGTTTCTCCCTCTGGTGGACGCCACATAACGTTTCGTTTAGTGTTGGTACCAGAAAGCTGATTAAGTTTTTTACGGATTGCATCAAAATCGATAGCCATATCTTTTCTCCAAATGTTCAAATGTTTATTTTTACAACGTTCCTTTATTGGAACAAGAACATTATAGTCTGGAGTTTCAAGATTTATAATTGTTTTTATATTTTTTTGCAGATACGCTAACTCTCATTTGTGATAGTTCCATGTATCTTTTTCTTAGTCTTTTCAAGATCCTCTTAATATCATGAAGATCCTTGTCTTCTAGAGCATATATAGCAGTTACATCACCCCTAAGGATTGCTGATTCTATTGCCTGAAGGGAACTTATCATTTCTTCTATAGAATCAGAAGTGTTTCTGTATATCTTGGAATTTTTCATGTTATCGAGTTTTTCTGCTTCGTTGTATTCTAGACCAGACAAATCACTAAAACTATCATATGGATTCAGGTATTTAAGTAGACTAAATTTTTTCATCGAGTTCCCCAGAATTTAAAAGATGGACTGAGTGGTGTTTTGTAATCTACAACTTCAATTTTCCAACTAGGTTTACTTTTCCATGGACCAATTTTCTTGATTCCAAGAAAATTCTGTTTTCCAGGAATGTCAGTAATCAAAAACCTTTTGTTTTCCATGTCTATTCCCAGCTGACAGGTTGTACTCATATAATCCGTACTTCGTGTTGGGTTCATTGCGCCCATGTTATCGAAAAAAGGATACAGGAAATTAGACATAACTTCATCTATTGAATCTGAGTTATGTGCAACAATTTCTCCCACTGTCTCCCTTGTCTTTGAAGAAAGATAGTCATCAGTTTCTTTCGGACTATATCCTGAATCTCTCAAAAGCTTTCCGTGATTTGCACGGACAATATATTCTTCCGGATTAGTATATATCTTGTGTTCGCAATTTTCTTTGTCTGATTCTACGATACAGATATCGGTTCCATCTGTTATAACGGTGCATCCAAAAACCTTGTTTTCTTTTGTTATTTTCTCTATCATTTCTTCTATTGTGGATGAATAAAGCAGAGATTTTAACATTCGATACCCTTCGGGAGATTTTTCTTTTCCGAAATCAACGCCATTGAGCAATGCTGAATTTAGTGCGGCTATTCCAGTTGTTGCGTTCACTCCTTCGAAATAACCGGTATCCAGATCAGAAAGAACCACGTATTCTAAATATGGATAATTCCCATGGACCAAATGGGTTGTAGGACTGTATGTTCTATCTCTATTTTTTGCAAGATAGCATCCGTTCTTGTTTTTCTTGGCAAGTACAATACATTCTTTAAGTATCTTTTTTCTCATTGGTGTCTTCTTTTTTGAAATTGTCCTTGAACTCTTGATTGTTTACTTCCTTGAATTCTGTCATAAACTGATAATCTGTTTCTAATTTTCTTATTCCTTCGACAGTATATTCGTTCATGTCGATGATATATCCAGGGTTTCCCTTAATTCTATCCTTTGTCCATGCATCATCATACCATATTATTCTATTATTGGGATATGCAAAATAATTTCCTTCATCTATTTTGAAAACGTGTGCGCACTTGTGTTCTGGAGTTTCAGAAAAATTAACGTCTGTGAAACCAGCTTTTGATTCCCATCCCCAGTCCAGCGAGAAAAGATATATCCCCTCTTGTCTTTCCCCAAAAGGAAGTATAAGTTCTGCTCTTAGGCCGGCCATTCTTTGTCTTATTTGTACATCGATATACGGAGAAAAACAGTCCCAGTACATGTGTTCCCATAAAGGCCGGATCGGGGCATCTTTTTTCCAACAAAAAGCGGTAATTGGACGTCTTGTCCAATTTACACCGTTTTCCAAGAATGTCTCGAATAAGGGAACTCTTTTTTCTAAGCTAGCGACAGAATGTACATCGCAAAGAGTAAAATCCCCGTGGCCTTTCGTATGGTTGAAAAGATATTCGTTTCTGATATAGCAAGTCAATACCGGGATGTTATGATTTAGGTATGCCATTTTACTTCC